GTCTGCACAAGTAGACGCACTCACCGCACGAATCACAGAACTAGAAGGATAATAACCATGACAGACCGTACAGCAGAAGAACTAGCCCAAGACTACTCAGCACTGGGTGACTCCGTAGCTCTTATCACCGCAGTTATTGCAGGAGACTCTATGGCGGATGATTCTGCCGAAGACCGTCAAGACTGTGTAGACCGTAACACCCAACACCTAGAGCTTATGGTAGCTAAAGATGATTGGGGTAGTGAATCCATGACTGCAACTAACGCAGCTATTGCTGCTGGCAAAGGGTACACAGCATCATGAGCGAAGAAAATACAGTAGTAATTGAGAACGAAGAGTACGACTTTGACGGTCTTGACGTATCAACACAGGCAAACATAGCCCGTGTAAACGAATTACGCCGTGAAATATCTACGCTTAAAATGCAGACCAACGAGCGTGAACTTCTCCTGCAAGCCTATACCAGAGCTATTGTTGAATCCGTTAAACCTGTTGAAGAAGCTGAAGTAGAGGCAAGCTGATGGGTTACATACTAGACGCATTCAATATTGCAACTGCGGCTATTGCTTTAGCCTCTGCTATTGCTGCTTTAACGCCTACCAAGAAAGACGATAACTGGGTAGGCATAGCACAAGTTTGGCTTGACAGGATTGCTCTAAATATTGGTAAGGCTAAGGATTAGTTATGGGTGTTATGACTGACGCACAAAAGCGCAAGATGATTAAAGAACTTAAAGGTGCAAGTAAGCTCCACGCCGATCAAGCAAAGCGCCTTGAAAAGACGCTTGAGAAAAAGACTAAGAAGTAATGTGTTATCTGGCGTTGTCAGAGGAGTACGGTTTGGACAAGGGCGACAAGGCTTTACAAGAAATAAATACTCATGAGCGTGAATGCGCCTTGAGGTACGAAAGAATTGAAGAACGATTAAAGGAAGGATCTCGTAGATTTGACAGGTTAGAAAACATGATATGGGGTGTATACGCCGCCGTGTTCATAGCTGTCGCACTACCGATACTTATGTCTATGAGGTAGAACATGATTGCTGAAATCTCCGCGATAGTTGCTGGGGTCAATATGGCCTCAAATGCAATCAAACAAGTAGCAGGAACAGCGGACGATTTAAGCACCATAGGAACTTTTCTCGGTAAGCTTGGTGGTGCAGAGGTGGAATTAGCCAGAGCGCAGAATCAAGGCGGGTTGTCTGAGTCTGACGCAATTAAAGCGGCACTTGCACGAAAGCAGATTAAAGACACCATGCAGGAGGTGAAAGATATATTCACCATAAGCGGTAACGGTCATTTGTATCAACAGTGTATGCAAGAAATGGCGAATGCGCGTAAGGCCAAACAAGAAGAGTTGGCTAGGGCGGTAGTTGAAAGACGGCGGTTTAGAGCGCAAATGACCCAATACGCCTTGGTCTTTATGGTCGTTCTAGTGCTGGTTCCAGCGACTGTTGGGGGTTTATTAGCTTGGTTAACAAATAGATGATTATGGCGTTTTTGCTCATAGTCATAATTGACGGAGAGCCTTTAAAAGAAGAGTTTTACTTCAGGGATATTACAAGATGTAATCAGTTCGCCTACTACGTTGAGTCTGGTGCAGTGACCTTGAGTAAGAGAAAGAGGAATCAGAACAACATTAGTGCTTACTGTATCCCTAAAAAGATACGGTCTAACATGAAAACTTGGGACTAGACTATGAGCATTGTCGCATCACTGGTAGGGCCGGTCACAGGGCTACTTGATAAGTTCATCGAGGACAAGGATCAGAAAAACGCTTTGGCCCATGAGATTGCTACAATGTCAGAGCGTCATGCCCAAGAGCTTATGAAGGGTCAGCTAGACGTAAACAAGACCGAAGCTGCACATAAGTCTTTGTTTGTTGCTGGATGGCGGCCCAGTATCGGGTGGGTGTGTTCGCTGGGCTTACTCTACAATACGATTATTGCCAACATTCTAGGCATCTGGGTAGACCTACCCGAAATAGATACAACCCTGCTCGTTCCGGTTATGATGGGAATGCTTGGACTAGGCGCAATGAGAAGCTATGAGAAGGTTAACTCCGTAGCTAGGGAGAGGTAATGAGCGATTTAATTAAGATGCTTAAACGGCACGAAGGTGTACGGTCTAAAGTTTATATGTGCTCCGCAAATTATGAAACAATTGCGGTGGGTAGAAATATTAGCGAGTCCGGTCTTGGCCTGTCTGATGATGAGATTGACTACCTGCTAAACAATGACATCAAGCGGGTACGGGAAGAGCTTACCGATTCATACTTTTGGTTCCCTGCAATGAACGAAGCGCGACAAGATGCCTTGGTGGATATCTCATTTAACCTGGGGCAGACTCGTTTGCGTGGGTTTGTTAAGGCTCTTGAAGCTATGTCCCGTGAGCAGTTTGACATTGCTGCTGATGAATTCATGGACAGCAAGTGGAGCCAGCAAGTAGGCAACCGCGCTGTAGAGGTCACAGAAATGATTCGCACAGGTGAGTACCAGTAATGCCTCTACAGAAATACCTATTTAATCCAGGGATCAACAAGGAAGGCACAGACTACACTGCAGAAGGTGGTTGGTTTGACGGCAACCTTGTGCGCTTTCGTAAAGGGTTTCCTGAGAAGATAGGTGGTTGGGTTAAGTATTTAACTGAGTCATATGATGGCACTGGCAGAAAGTTATTAGGTTGGGTTGCCCTTGATGGGACAAGGCTATTGGGCCTTGGCACACGGTCTAAACTGTATGTTCAGGAAGGCGCAGACTTTGATGACATAACACCTATTCGCGCCACTTCAACCAATGGCGTTGTCTTTGCAGCCACCAATGGTTCTTCTGTTATCACTGCAACTGATGACGCGCATGGCGCAAGCAAGGGTGACTTTGTAACTTTTTCAGAAGCGGTGTCTCTGGGTGGTGTCATTACTGCAGCAGTTCTTAATCAAGAATACTTAATAGCATCTGTCCCTTCTGTTAATACATATACCTTTACCGCTAAAGACACCAGTGGCGACACTGTTACAGCAAACTCTTCTGACACTGGTAACGGTGGGTCTGGTGTAGATGGCGCTTATCAAATATCACCAGGGCTTGATACCTATGTTGATGGTACAGGTTGGGGCGCAAGCGCATGGGGTGACGGCACCTTTGGTTCTAGCAGTGCGATTGGTTCTAATAACCAGCTACGCCTATGGTCTTTAGATAGCTTTGGTGAAGACTTGATTGCCTGTCCTCGCGGTGGAAGCATTTACTACTGGGACTACACAAACTTTAATACCAGGGCATTAGCTCTTGCTGATCTATCTGGAGCCAACCTTGCGCCCACTCTAGGCTTGCAGGTGCTGGTTTCAGACGTTGATCGTCACGTTGTTGTTCTTGGTGCAGACCCTATCAATGCTACCGCTTCAGGCAGGACAGGGGCCATAGACCCGCTTCTTGTTGCTTTCTCTGACCAAGAGAACGCCGCTGAGTGGGAGCCTTTATCTACCAATACGGCTGGCTCACTAAGATGCTCTGCTGGATCTCAGATAATTGGCGGTCTTAGGGCTAGGCAGGAAACTTTAATCTGGACAGACGTTGCGTTGTACAGCCTGCAGTTTATTGGCGCACCATTGACGTTTGGCCTTACGCTTATTAACGAAGGCGTAAGTTTGATTGGGCCTAACGCGCCAGTGAATACTCCTTCCGGTATCTTTTGGATGGATAAGAAAGGATTCTATACCTATCAAGGAGCGGTACAGCCCGTCCCATGCAGCGTTCACTCGTATGTATTTGATGACTTAAACGAAGGCCAAGCATTCCAAGTGTTTGGTTTTCTTAATAAGCAGTTCAACGAGGTGGGTTGGTTCTATTGCTCCGGTAGCTCAGAGACCATTGATCGTTATGTCACTTACAATTATGTAGATCAGACATGGGCGATAGGCCAGTTAGCGCGTACTGCATGGCTTGATGAGGGCATTGCAAGTGTACCTAGAGCAGCAGGCTATGACGGCACAAGCAACTACATCTACTCTCATGAGACTGGCTTTGATGATGACGGCGCACCAATGGACAACGTGTTTATTGAGAGCGCAGACTTTGATATTGGTGATGGCCAAGAGTTTCAGTTTATTAAAAAGGTCATACCTGACGTTAAGTTCACAGGTAGTGGTGGCACAGATCAGACTATTAACTTTGTCTTGAAGGCTAGAAACTATCCTGGGCAGTCTTTGACTACAGATCAAACGTCCTCATTCACCGGCACAACAACCAAGATCGATACCCGTGCTAGGGGTCGGCAGGCGGCTGTACGTTTTGAGTCAGATGATGATGCATCTGCTGGTTTAAGGACGGGTGTAGGGTTTAGAATCGGTGCGACTAGGTTAGATCTTCAGCCAAATGGTAGAAGGTAAGCATGAGCAAGTTGCTACAGGGCAGATTACCATTTGCGCCTATGGCTCAGAATGTAGACAGCAATACATTTAACAAAGCTGTTCGATTGCTAGAACTTAGTTTAGATTCGTTTGATCCAGACGCTACTCCTCAGTTCAATAGATCTGATAGAGACAAGTTTAAGTTTAATGCTGGCGATATAATATGGAATACATCCATTAATACGCTACAGGTGTACGATGGAGACCAGTGGATAAGTTTGTCACAAGAACTGCCGTACACAACTGACCCCTTAGAAGCTACGGGTAGAGTCGGGATTGTTCAGGTTATTAATAAAGGCGCAATAGTAGTGAGTGTTGGTAAATGACTAAATTATGTGCGAGAGGAAAAGCTGCGGCTCAACGAAAGTTTGATGTATATCCATCAGCGTACGCTAATGCGTATGCCAGCAAAATCTGTGCGGGTAAAATTAAAGATCCATCTGGTACGAAAAGAAAAGACTTTAAAGGCTCAAAGCCCCGCAACTTAAACGGCGGTGGATTTGTTGCCAAGCGCGCTAGAGTCGCAGGTATAAAATGAGCCTGCAAGATTGGTTTGGAAAAGGCA